GGTTGTCAATCTTATCCTGTGCTTCTTTGATACGAGCCTCAACAACTGAGCGCTTCATACCACGAGTTTTACCATTAGTAAACGATGCTGTGTTTTGAACATAGGCGTTGTCGGCTGCTTGATAATCAGCAGCAGTGATTGTATCAGCAAAATTGAGTTGAACTCCACTTGCACTACTACTAATTGTTGTGATAACACGCTCTATTCCCAAAGGGTCAGCATCGGAGTAAATGAGAATGGTGTCGCCTGATTGAAAACCTACAGTTCTGTAATCAGCACCTGTAACGAAAACGGCAGTAGTAGTGCTGTCAGCACTGACTAAAACGGCTTCCTGTGGGCCTATTGAGAGAAAATCAGCGACCTTCTGTGCAGTAGTATAGACAATAGCCGTAGGGTCAAGTGGTCGTGTTTCAGCCTCACCGGGATTGAATACTATCGGCATTTCTTTTTGACCCCCGTTACAAAACACCTCTTGGTCTTAGCCTCGGTTTTATCAACCTGCTTTGATTTAACATCAAACCATTCATCAAGGAGTTTACAACGGGTCATGCTCTTGCCTCCTCATCTATAGAAGCAAGATTGTATTCCATTGGTTTACCACAAGTAGCGCAGTTTTCTCGCCATAGGAAATGAAGCATACCGCAGTGTTGGCAACGAGTGCCTGAGCCGATATTTAGAACATCACTGGCCTCAAGATTACGCTTACGCTGTTGTGAAGTTATACCCTTGAGTGGGTTTTCTTCGTCAATCACTTTACCGAGTAGACTCTGTGCATCAGAACGGATGCCTTGCTTTTGAAAACGCTCAATGTCCGTTAAGTCAATTGCTTGCTCTTTTAGCGACATACATACTCCTCACGCTCAACTGGTAGTGACAAATATGTAAATGTTGCCAAGAATATGATGCGGGTCGCAAGATACACAAGTGTGACCTGTAATAGCGGTAAGAATCTGTTCTTGTATAGCCCCTATCAGTCCAGCATCACTGAAATCTCTTGGCGGAAAAGGGCCAAGAATAGATACTGTTTGTGCCACTTAATCACCGCCCTCAAGAACGGCGACCAATTGCGACAAAGGTGCAAGCCGCACCAACATTGAGTGTAGCCCCGTTAATTCCTGTTGTTGTTGCTGTTGCAGCACCACCAATAGGATTAGCAATAGCACCATCAATAGATGCTAAAAGACTGCTCAAATCAATGGCTTCAGCGCCATCTGTGCTACCTGTTACAATCATTCGGTCACCAAAGTAAGTCGGTCTTGGGTCAATAGTTACTGCCATATTTATTCATCTCCTGTTTGAGTTTGTTCTTCAAGACTCTCTTCAACAAGAGCCTCAGTTTCTTCTACACCTTCAGGACTCATTACAGTCTCCACAAGTGAAAGAAGAGTAGTTTTAGTTGCATAGCCTTTAGGCTTGATGTCATACTTAGCGAGCCACTTTGCGATGTCAGCACGACTCCAGCCCGAATCAGGGACTCCATCGTTACCTGCATCTACAGTTTTTTCGTAGCCTTCAATTCTGTAGTCATCACCAAGTCTACTTGCATATCGGTCTAACCAAGCAGTAGTGACCTCACGAGACTGACCTCTAATGAAATCAGGGTGTGTCGGGTCAATATTTC